TAATGCCCTGAGTTCCAGTTGTGCCAGTTGTACCCTGTGTACCTGTTGAACCCTGAATACCAGTTGTTCCAGTTGTGCCTTGTGAACCAGTAGATCCAGTTAAACCCTGTGTACCCGTTGTTCCCTGCGATCCTGTGTTACCAGTTGTACCCGTTGATCCCTGTGTTCCAGTAGTTCCCTGAGATCCTGTAGTTCCAGTAGTTCCTTGAAGCCCAGTAATACCTTGAAGCCCAGTAGTTCCCTGGTTTCCTTGAATTCCTTGCGTACCTTGCGCGCCCGTAGTGCCTTGAATACCTCTCTCGCCCGCAACGCTAAAAATCCAATCCGCCCTAGAACCTCCACCGCCAACTAAATCAACATTCACTGTGATGCTTGAGTCAGTTGTTAAAGAAGCAATTTCGCCTTCCATGTAATTTGTAGTTGGTGTTGCGGCGCTTGCAGTTCTTACTCTTTGGCCTAACGCAAATGCACCGCTATTTGTAACTGTAAAAACTTTATTTCCAGTGCTAAGTATAAGAGAAGTTGTAGAAGTAACTCCTATGAATGAACGGCCTTGAATTCCTTGAAGCCCTTGTACGCCCTGAGTACCTTGAGATCCAGTTGTACCTTGTGTGCCAGTTGTACCTTGCGATCCAGTTGCGCCAGTAAATCCCTGCAATCCAGTTAAACCTTGTAAACCAGTATTACCAGTTATGCCCTGAATTCCCTGAGTACCTTGAGATCCTGTGTTGCCTGTCGTACCAGTAGTGCCTTGTGACCCTGTAGCACCTGTATTTCCAGTTGTGCCAGTAGTTCCTTGAACACCAATGAGGCCTTGAGTTCCTTGAGAGCCTTGAATTCCAGTTAAGCCCTGAGTGCCTGTAAATCCTTGCAACCCTGTAAGGCCCTGTGTGCCGTTAGTACCCTGAGAGCCAGTAGTTCCTTGATGGCCTTGCACTCCTTGCACTCCTTGAGTGCCTTGAGCGCCCTGTATTCCAGTTAAACCTTGTAAGCCATTTGTACCCTGGTTTCCTTGCAATCCCTGAGTACCTTGCGCACCAATTGCACCCTGCGCGCCCGTAATGCCTTGAATACCAACGCTTTGAGTAATAAGAGAAATGTTGTGATTGTTGGCAAAGTTTGTTGTACCTGTTCCGCCTGATGAAATAAGTGTTACAGGAAAAGTAAAATAACTATTAGGAACAAATGAAGGTGTGCCGTTTACTTCCCATTCTTGATAGTTGGCAGAGTTATTTCTATCTTGAATAAAGAAAATGTCATTATCTTTAAGGTTTCCTAACAAAACATCAATGTCCACATTGAGATCTGTTAAATGAGAAATGTAAATGTTTGTTGCAGAAATTTGTGTGGTGTTATTCCATACAATGTCACCAGCGGGAGGTACTGGTGATTGTGTAGAAGTGTTTGCTGTGTATTCAAAAATAGATGATGATGTACCGCTTGCACCTGTATTGCCTTGAACACCCTGAATACCCGTGATGCCCTGAACGCCCTGGCTACCTGTGATGCCCTGAATTCCTTGTGTGCCTTGAGAGCCAACAGTGCCTTGAATTCCTGTAATACCTTGAGCGCCTTGAGTACCTGTTGCGCCCTGGCTACCAATAATTCCTTGAACGCCTTGAGTTCCTTGTATTCCTGTTAAACCTTGAATTCCGTTAGTACCTTGAACACCTTGAATTCCCTGTGATCCAGTAATTCCTTGCGCACCTATTGTGCCTTGAGATCCTGTAATACCTTGTACACCTTGCGTACCTTGAATTCCAGTAACGCCTTGAATTCCCTGAACGCCTTGTGATCCAGTTTGGCCAGTTGTTCCTTGTGAGCCAGTAATTCCTTGAAGGCCATTAGTGCCTTGCGCACCAATAACACCTTGCAAACCCTGTACGCCCTGTGTGCCTTGTGATCCTGTAATTCCCTGGCTACCAGTTACTCCTTGTAAACCTTCTACGCCTTGAGAGCCAGTTAAACCCTGAATTCCATTTGTACCTTGATTGCCCTGCACACCCTGGTTGCCCTGAACACCTTGTATGCCTTGTGTTCCTTGTGATCCAACTGTTCCTTGCACACCTTGAATTCCAGTAAGTCCTTGTGAACCTGTAATGCCTTGAATACCGTCAAAACCTTGAGTTCCTACTGATCCCTGTATGCCAGTTAAACCTTGTGACCCAATAGTTCCTTGTGTACCAACTGTTCCTTGTGTTCCGTTAGCGCCTTGCATACCTACTGCACCCTGCGCACCAACTGTTCCCTGTGTTCCGTCAAAACCTTGAACACCATTAGTGCCTTGTGTACCAATAGCGCCTTGAGATCCAACAACGCCTTGAGTTCCTTGAATACCAATTAAACCTTGTGTACCAGTTTCACCTTGAATACCAAAAGTTCCTTGTGGGCCTTGTAAACCTTGTGTGCTTTGTATTCCTTGCACACCTTGATTACCTTGAACACCTTGCGCGCCTTGAATTCCTTGTAATCCTTCAATACCTTGAATTCCGTTTATGCCTTGTACACCCTGTGTTCCTTGCGTTCCCTGCACACCTTGTAAACCCTGAACACCCTGAGTTCCTTGAGTACCTTGTGCGCCCTGAATACCAGTTATGCCCTGAGTTCCTTGTACTCCCTGCACACCCTGTGTTCCTTGCAAGCCTTCTAAGCCCTGTAAACCTTCTAAACCTTGCACACCTTGAACTCCTTGAGTTCCTTGTGCGCCAGTAACGCCCTGCAAACCTTGTAAACCTAATGTGCCTTGAGTTCCCTGAATTCCCTGTGTGCCTTGTACGCCTTGTAACCCATTTACGCCTTGAATACCAACAGTTCCTTGAACACCTTGTGATCCTTGCAATCCTTGTGTTCCTTGTGGGCCAACAATCTGCCCAACATTGAGCCAACTATTAGTTGTTGCACTCCATACATACAAATCACCATCTTCATCAACAATGTAACCGTCACCTGAATTACCTGTTGGGTGTGCGGCAACTAAAGCGGCATAAGTTGGATAAGAACCAAGAATAGTAACGCCAGTACCAACTAAACCTTGAATACCTTGCGTACCTTGTAAACCTGTTGTGCCTTGTACACCTTGTGTTCCAGTTGCACCTTGTGAACCTGTTAAACCTTGCGCACCAGGAGCGCCCTGTTGCCCTTGTGTACTTACGATTACATTAGGTTGTTCATTGATAACCGTAATGATCGGGATAATTGGTTCAACAACAATGACATCATCAGAACTCACCGTGTCACCTGCGCGCTAACTATCGCCTGCCCTTGAATTAAACGCGTAACGGTAGAAGTGACGGGATCAGTTATTTCTAAATCATAAACATAAGAGCCTTCATCAATGTCACCTGTTTGTACATTCGTTGCGCGCATAGATACAAGGCCAGTTGCACCAGTAATAACAATTCCTTGCCCACCAGTTGCAAGAGTCAGTACAGCCGTTGGTGATTGAGGTGTTGAGCGCACCTGTAGCCGCGCTGTAAAATTAGTTAAATTAACAGGTGTGCCGTTTGGGTTTTCATAGGTAACATTTAAAAACCAATCAGCGCCCTGGTCAATGACTACATTGTATTCAACAGCCATTTTATGCTCCCTGCGCCACTTCTGAATTTGGGGCAATCATAGCGCTTCTACATGCTGAACAATGTGTAAATGATTTAGGCATTGGCAAGCCACACTTAGGGCAATGATTAGCAATAGCGTTAAAGTAATTACTAACTGTAACTTTTCCTAATAGATCACTAAAACCCTGCACCATTGCATCAATGCGGTCAGGTGAGTTTGGTTCATCTACTGTCCAGGTACACATTTGATCTTCTAACTCTGCAAACTCTCCAATGTGGTGAATACGCCCTTGCTCATACATAGCCGCTACAGGTTCAGCGCGTAATTTCTTACCCACATGCGCTCGCACTTCTCTGATTGGCAATGTTGGCCTCACCTGTTTTAACACTGCGCCCACCATGTCACCGCCCTGGTTTACTTCAACCAAAACAGCATCAGCCTTGTATGCGTCAAATAGTTCTACTGCCTTTGTAGCCCAGGCTAAAGGTGATCCTCTAAATGAGTAATCTCCCATTACATAACCTTGCCCATCTGCGGTAGATCCAACAACAACAATTCCTGTTTCATCTGACTTCTCTGAGTTAGTTACGGCAGGATCAACGCTTACAACAATGCGCGCCATAGTTGGGGCTGTAACAATGCGTGTGCGGTCAATTAAACCTCTAGTCCATAATGCGCCTTCAACATCATCAAGGATTTCTCCATAAAGTTCTTGCCTTCCCAATCTTGTGCCGTTGTAACGGGCTTGTAATTCCATCAATGCACTAGGGGCTAAGTTCTTAGCGTTATCAAATGTGCTTCCCCTGGTTATTACTACAGATCCATCTGTACGGCCTGCAAGCATGCGTATAAGCGCTGTAGAGCGCGGTGTAGTGGTAACAATGACCCGCGGCTTCTTTCCCAGGCGTAGGCCAAACTGCAATTGATCCCAGGCATCTTGATAACGCCATGCACCTAATTCATCACACCAAGCACCGTGATGCTGTGGGCCTCTAAAGCGCTCAGGGTTATCTGCGCTAAATAACTTTATGCGGCTACCGTTTTTAAGCAGGATCTCACCAATAGAACGGTTGTAATTTGCAAGCATTTTGTAACGCTGTAGCACTGCAACAATGCCTGACTCACCCTCTGCACATGTATCTCTAGCATCTGAAAATGTAGGAGCAACAACAGCCCACCGTGTAGCGGGTTGCATAATTGCCTGCCACGCAATTTCCTCAGCGCCTAATCTTGTTTTGCCAAATCCACGGCCTGCCATTGCAAGCCAAATGTTCCAATCACCTTCAGGGGGTAATTGTTCCTTCCGCGCTAGTTTGTTCTTCCATACCCAACGGCTCGCGGTTATCCGTGAGTTCAGTGATGGTTGCAACCCCTCCGATTGTTGAGGCCTCAATAATTCTTGCGACTCGCTCAACTTCTCTGTCCAGGTCTGATCCGTCATAAGTAACCACCTCTGCTTGTACCTTCAATGGTGCTTCTAATCCCAGTAACTTTGCTCGCTTATCAATTACACGCAATACAAATTCAGCCGCTCTTTGATTACCGTTCACCGCAGGTTGCCAGTATGTGCGCTGTAAAACATCTAAACGGCCTAATTCCAGTTCACGGTGTTCATCTATCGTGGCATGCGGGTGACGCGTCAAAGCCCGCTTGTATGCCTTAGAAACACCAGCAATGCTCATGTCCACCATAGTTGCTATCTCACGCCACACATAACCTTCCTGGCGCAACTCAATTATGGTTGTTTCCTTTTCTACCAATTCACGCGTATTTTCTACCATAATGTGTAGATGTTAATGTTTTAAAAAGTTTCCTGCAAATTGAACATTTTTACAATCATGGAAGGAAATGGTGCTGAGTTAGTAGCGTTACCAAACTTTAATCTACCTTTTAAAAATTCAATCTCATGCTCAATGCAATAATTATGAAACCATTTGGTATCTGTACGGGCAGGAAGCAATAAAATTACTGTGTTCCCCCCCCCCCCCGCATGTTTGTAGGCCTTTTCAACCCACAATCCAATAGTGCGCCCATAAGGAGGATTGAGCCAAACGCGCTTGCCTTCCCAATTAGTAATCAATCCATTTCTGCGGTTTTCATCAGGGTGATCTAATCCGTACCAATTGGGGGCTTTGTGGTTTGTGCTACTAGCCGCAGGGTCTAAATCAAAATCATAAATCTCATTCCAATAATCAAATACTTTTTGCGGTGTAGCCCAGTCATCTGTTTTAGAACTAAAATGAACATTCATAGGATTGCCTTCCTAATGAGCGAACAAAACCCACACTCGTAAGAATGTGGGCTGTGTCCAGCACTCAATCCCCACGGTGGGGATTAGTATGCGTAACTTATCTAACTCCTACAGAGATTGCAACTGCACTAATAACAATTACTAGAATAATAAAAAACAACGCTCCCTCAACAGGTGCATTTTTCATGTTTACACTCCTTTGGTTGCCTGCTTAAAATTTCATCTAACAATGCTTCCATCTTTTCATCTTCAGTCATGGCTTACCAGTCCTTACAAGGTTTAAACGCGCATCAAGCAATTCATCTAATTGTTCTGAAAGCATTTCCTTTTTGCGCCAATCCATGCGGTTTCCGTATTGATCTGTTTTAAGCATGGTGTAAACATGAGTCAGACATTCATCTATCTGATCCAGGGTTACTTCTTCCTCAATGACTATCACATGAAGATGTTAGCCTTGATTACGCTCCTGGCGCTTTAAAAAGTAGTTTTCAACATCATCTTTTGTGTAGAACACATTACGGCCTGACTTCTGTACCCATGTAAGTGTCTTACGGTGTTGGATCTGTCGTAAGTTATTTAATGTAATGTTCAAGCGCTCGCATACTTCAGCCGCGCTTAATAGATCATCTACCACGGTGTTGCCTCCTTAGTTGCAAATTGTTCTGACTTTGGCTTTCCCAATCTAGGAACTAAACCTACCTCTTTGGCTGTAATCTCCATAGATGTTTTTTCTTTGCCTTCTTTGTCGGTGTATGTGCTTTGTGCCATCTCACCAGTTACTAAAACTGTGTCACCTTTTTTAAAAGTGTCTGCAATCGCTTCAGCCTTTGTACCAAATGCAACAACTTTAAACCACATTGTTTCCCCATCTTGCCACTCACCATTAACCTGCTTGCGCGGTGTGTAAGCCAATGAGAAATTACAGTATGCGGTGTTGTTCTTTGAAAACTTTAGGTCAGGGTCACTACCTAAATTACCTTTTACACTTATGTTCATTAGTCACCTTCCATCATTACGGCCTCAGTGCCGTCATCTTGTAGTAATACAATTGAACCATCAGGCTTCACAAAAGGAAATTCATGTGGCTCTCTGTAAGATGGCACAATCCAACCTTTTTGCTCTGCGCTTGCAGGCTTGAGGTGAATACTATCGGTTTTTAGATTATGGCAACCGTGATGGATCAAGATTAGATTTGAAACAGTGTCCTTGCCCCCGCGGGATTTAAGTTTACGGTGATGTAGGGCCATGTTTTCAGGCAAGGCAGGGCCACCGCATACTTCACAATAGCCATTGGCCCTGTTAATTACGGTAGCAACAACTTTCTTATCAATCGCCATCTTCTTCTTCATCTTCCCATTCAGTAGGATCTACCGTAGGAAGATCAACGCGCAATGGCAGGCCAAACGGTGATGCTGTACTCAATACCAACCTCCATGTAAGTCAGGGCCAGCCTGCTTTTTCCAAAATTCCCACGCCCCGCAGGGTGTTTGATAACGCTTGAAAACATAACGCAACCCCGCTTTTATTTGGGTGTACGCATCTTTAGGTTTGTGGGGGTATTTGTAATTAGCCCATGTACTAGGCAAAAATTGAAACAACCCAAACGCGCCTGAAGAACGATTGAGCGCATTAACGCGCCAGCCGCTTTCTTTTGTAATCAACTGATCCAGGCAAGCATACTGCCTTTTGTGATCGGCGTAATCTTTCTTCACCATTGCCAGCGCAATAACTTTGGGCGGCATTTGATGCAACTCTAACTTTGGGGCTTGAGCCGCAGATGGTGAAGCAAACACAATTCCTACCGCTAATGCGGCGCTTAAAAGGATCTGTGTTAAGCGCTTCAGGCTTTAGCCGTTCGCCAACTTTCTACAGACTTCGCAAGCGGCATCACCGTAAACCCGATTACCGCACTTACACCATGAGATTAAACTGTCCATTTCTTTCCCCTTTCAGGTTATTTTTAGGACTGCTCTATTTTATAGCAAATCTGTTCAATTACAACGCCTAAAAGCGTCACAATAATTACGCTTGCAATTAGCATCATTCTTCTTCCTCCTGGGGTGTTAAGTTATTTATGGCTTGAATTACATTAGCCCTGCTTAATCTGATGCCTTCCACAAAACCCATGTACCGCTCACGGCTTTCAGGTTCAGCCAACATCTTTGCAACATACGGGCCTTCAATCCAGGTCGTAAGCACATCTTGTAGCGGCTCTAAATGATTTTTAATTACTTCTTCAGGTGTCACTCTTGATTACCTTTCTCTAAATCAGATAACAAAACTGCGCCCAAATTATTAATCCAAAATGTTAATTTATCTTTATCTAAATCAATACGCGGGTCGCTTACTCTTAATTGCAACAAAAACATTGCCAATACATACTGCATGCTATCAACAGCATGTAAAATAACTTTATCTTCTTCATGCTCAGTAGGAAATGCTTTTTTAAATAATTTATTAATTTCTTGTTTATGTTCATTAATTGGTTCTTTTTTAAACCCGTTTGCTATTTGTCCATAAGCAATTTCTCTAAAAATGCGCGTAAAGTCGTTCATGGGTATCTCAAATCTTTGCACCATTCAGACATGTTTTCAATTGCTACCTTGCATTGATCAGGCGTTGTTATGTCGTAAAGCCAACAAACTATAATTACAAACACAATTCCCAAAACAATCTTGCCTCTGCGTGTCAATCTACTCTTTGCCATTGCTTGCCTTCCTCCTGAACCATTCTTGTGTGCCGCACCATTCGCACTCACTCAGTGCATTGCCTTCTTCTTGTTCAAATACAATTACAAAATTTGCAATTGATCCGTAAGTTCCACACCAAATACATCTAGGCTCGTTGCTTATAGACATTGTGGATCTGCAAATTCATGTCAGCCAATTTATCTTGTAATGCAAACGCTATTTGCTCGCGTTGCATGCCATTGATCATTGATTGGCTTTTACCTGATGGAATTACAAAATCTTTAAACTCCACCGTCATCTCTACTTTGAATTTCACACACATGTCCTTTCACGCTTGTTAATTTCTTTGAACACGCGGTTGCGTGTTGCTTCAATAGTTTTCTTTGGATTGCCAAACATTTGTTTATGACCCTCAGCAACTAAATTGCCATCAATGTCACCAGCCTCAGCCTCATACATAGCCAAAGCCCTGTTAATAATTTGTAGATCTTTAATTGTTAGCGCCATTGTATTTACCTTCTTTCTCAAATCAATAGGGAAAAACTAAAAGACACTTCAATTTGTTGATTTTGCAACAAGCGTATAACTTCTTCCTCTACATCATCTGTTGAGGCAAATTTTCCTGACTCACGATTGAAGTAAATGTTGGCTTCTAATCCGTCACCCGTTACTGACACATCAGTATCTTCTAATGAGAGTTCTGTGTTGCCATCTTCGCCCATGTTTAATAATTCTGAACATTCAGTTTCAATAAGTTCTTGAATTTTCTCAACAACTTTTTCTTCCATTAAACCTGCAAGATCAGAAAAACTATAACCGTCTATTTCAATTTGAAGTTTCTTCACTACATTGCTTGCCATAATTACATTGCCCCCTTCATAAGTGATACAACTTCATCAACCGTAATCTGTCCGTTTTTAATCTGTGTGTACAAAGTACGGCCAAAATAACGGTCATTTACATAACGGAACATTGTGTGAAAAGTGTTGAATGTAAAGCCTGTACCGTTGTGAACATCTGTCATAAATTGATCAAGATTAACTTTTGTTGCTGTAGCCATTTTTTGCCTTCTTTCTGTTTGGGGGCTTTTGCCCTAGTGAAGAAATTCTAAATCTTTTTGGGGAAGATTGTCAAACACATTTTGCCAATTATTTACTCATTTTAAAAAGTAAGTTTGGCGCAAACTTTTTAGCGCACTCATTGCCTACTGGCCAGCAACCCATGTAACCAGCATCATTTTGATCTGCTTCAGTGCCATCTTGTAAACGGATCTCGCCGCCGTTGATGATTTCTACATGCCAGGCATCTGCTCCAACTTTGCGGCCACATTGAACGCAATAAGCATCTTCCCAACTAACATTTGATTTTGGTTCTGCGTAATTAACGCCTTCGCCTGCTTGAATTTTTGTTGTAGCCATTATTAGTTCCCCCACTTCTTTAACTTGAGTGGTGAGATACGGCGTGAAATTAAACGGCGTGAATTCTTTGTATCAACATAACGGTAAATGCTTACATCTCCGTTATCCATTACGCCTTCAACAGTCCACATTGCTTTGCCGTTGATTGTCACATTGCCACTAATTGTTGGCACACACCAGCAATTTGTGTCTGTGTGAAATTGTGTTGCTGTTGCATCTTGCTTGTGATCGTGAATTGTTACTGACATTTTGCGCCTTCTTTCTTTGGGCTACTTGCCCTTACAAAAGAAAGATTACACTATCCAGCACACATTTATGACAAAAAGTGGCAAATTTTGTAAAAAACTTTTAAATGACTGGTCAAAGATTATGCAGGCATTTTGGCCCACATTTGAACCCAAACTCCAGGATTGATCCCGTACTGCTTAGCCGCGGTCAGGCGTACAACCTGCCCATCATCACGGTAGGCAATGGCTGTGAGGCCATCTAGCACCGCTCTAACCAGTTTATCCAGGTCAGGGGCTACAGATGGCTCAGGGCGGTTTACAGTTTTTGGGCGAGCCATTGTAAAAATCATGTCAATTTCCACTGGCTCAATGTGGGGTTTTGCCCCTGCCTCTCTAGCCCGCAAAGCAATGGCAGAACGCCACGCGGCTAACTCAGAGCCTTTGGCGTGTATGACATGCCCATTAATGACCTTCATAGATCCTTGAGGAACTGGTTGGCCATCTACCTGAAAAGTAATCACCTAATAAGTGTAATGAGATCCTGCGCTGTTGCAATTTGATCAGCGCCCATTTCATTAACGCCATGAAAATCATAAACGCCAACATGATCAGGGCCTTGAATGTACTTCACCATCAGATCATGGTTATTTACTAATAAATGATCTCCTGGTTGCACAAGTGCGGGATTAACTAATTGCTTAGTCATAGTTCCTCCTGTAATGGTTACATCAATGGTAACAGTTACAGATAATGTTTGAGTTATTTTGTAAAACTCTTTCTCAATAACTCTCTGAGTTCTGCGGGTGGTGGAACTGCGCGTAATCTTTGTTCTTCTTGTTCCCTGAACCATTGTGCGGCTTCTTCCTTCTCTCGCTCTGATTTAATGCGCGCTTCCTGTAATTCTTTTTCTTTTTTCTCATCAGTAGAAAATGCTTTAGGCGGTAAAGGCTCGTCAAGCCATCTGTGAGCGTTTAACCAGGTTGTAGGGTGGGCTGTATAGGTTTTAGTCCTGTTAGGGTCTAATTTGTACCTCTGAGCGCCTTTAATGATTATGTCTGCATCAGTTGTACGGATCGCTTTCATAAATGCTGTTTGCGCTTTACCCTTTCCAATCTTCAAAGGATAGATTTTCCAAAATTCATCAAACAATAATCTTTTATCTGTTTCTGTTTCTGTTTCTGTTTCTGTTTCTGTTTCTGGTGTCGTTACATCAGCGTTACTTTTTTCCCTGTAACGCGTTACACGATTACGCACCTGCTCGCGCTTTTCCTCAACTACTTTGCGGCTTGTTTGATGCTCGCAATAGTCATGTATCTGAACACCGCCATCAATTTGTAGCCACAATGTAGCCACAATAAGTTCCTCTGATGCGTTGCCGCTATCCAGGCGATTGACTACAGCCTGCGCTAAAAAACCATCAGTTAGGTATTGGTTGGCGTAGCAAAGCCCTTCTATGTAAAGCCTAAAAGCCTTGTCACTTAACGGCAAAATTTTAGGATTATTTGGCAAGGTGTCATCTAATTTGATCCATGTCATTTTGCGCCTCCCTTACATTCTTTAATCATGTCTAATGAAATTCCCATTTGTTGTAATGATCTAAGTCCTCTAATGCGTTGATTTGGGTACTTCAACGGTTCATCAATGCTTGCCCGCTCCTGGCTAGTCATGCCGCCCCACATTCCGTAATTTTCATTTTGAAACGCGTAGGTTAAACAATCTTTCCAAATAGGGCAAGAGACGCAGATAGCCCGCACCGCATTAATGTGATCGTAAGCGTTTACAGATCTTTCTTCTTCTATGTCATAAAAAAGATCTGTGTAAATTTCTAAACGCCTGCACTCTGCGTTATCCCAATCTACTTCTGAATACTCGGACAACCTTTTTCCCCTGTCGGATCATAGTAGGGGCAGAAATCCGCGCAAAACGCCAGTGGCTTTTCAGGTTTAGGTTTTAATTGTTGGGCCACCATGTCACGCGTTTTTTCTAAATGATCTAACGCTTCTAATGCAATTGCTTCATCATAGGGTTGGTTGTAAACCAAAATGTCTGTCATTTTTCCATCTCGCGGGATACCAACAAGCGCTACATCTTCAACAATGTAACCATTTTGTTTTAATAAATAACCGTAAAGGTGAACCTGCCAAACCTGTTGCCTATTGTTGCTTCCAAAATAACG